AGTTATATTCACTAATAGAGAAGGGACAGGAAACTTTAAATGGAGTTATGGAACTTGCAGGTGAAAGTGCAAGTCCTAGAGCATATGAAGTTGCTGGACAAGTATTAAAATCAACTGCTGATATTACGGATAAATTAGCAGATCTTCAGAAGAAGATGAAAGATTTGGATGAAGATAAACCTAAAGGTCCAAGTTCTGTTACAAATAACGCAGTTTTTGTTGGTAGTACAACTGAATTGCAGAAGATGCTGAAGCAAGAGATTCTAAATACTAAGGACGAGTAATAGTTACTATGGGTTGCCCTAAAGGAGAATATTATTGTAATGATGAGCAGAAGTGCAAATCAATCCCTGCTGGACATAAAGTATTGGAAAATGGTGAGTTAGTTAAAGAAAGTTTTAAGGATGCCATTAAAGATATGGGATCTTCCTTTAAAGATGAAATTACTGGTTCTAAAGATTTTAAAAATTTTAAGAATACTGCTGAAAAGTTTGGTAAGACGGGAAAAATTGATATTAAAAAACTTGCCAAGCAAAATAAAGGTTTGCCTGACTTAATAAAAACCGCAGGTAAAAATGCACTTAGAGTTGGATTACAATCAGGACTTAGAAGTTTGAATAATGAAGAAAAGGATATAAAAGAAAATATAGGATTTCAGCAATCAGCAATGAAAAAATCTGATACTGGTGCTGGAAAAGGACCTTTGGGTAGTCATTCTGTAAGAAATGTATTAAAACCTGAAAGGGATAAATTATTGGCAAAAGCTTTACCTAGTGTAGGTGGTGTTCAAGTAAAAATGGATGCTGATGGAATGGTTCCAAACGCAGGTGCATTTGCACAGCAAACTGTATCTAAGCAACTTAATAATATAGGTTCATCTAGTATTGCTAAAAATAATCCTATGATCCAGAAAGGACTTGAGATAGCAGGTAAAGAAAATGCGAATACTGAGTTTAATATAAACAAAAATATACCAGGCACACAGGCAAATAGATTCCAAGGAGTTGCCGATGATATTAATGCCAAAATTAAAAATCCTAAGAAAAAAACTGTAATTCAAGGAACATCTTCTACTAGAACAAATCAAGTTGAAGAAGTGAAAACTGATAATTGGCAAGATAATTATGAACCAACTGAATATGAATCTGTTGATATTATTCCAGCACCAAAAATAAAAGCACCATCATATATTATGTTTATAGAAAGTATTAGGGGTAAGAAGTAATGAAAGTATTATCTACTCAAACAAATTTAGGATCTGCTACTAATGTTAGCAATGCCTCTGTTGTAAGACTTTTCAATGGTGGTAATGATAATATTCTTGTAACTCAAAAAGATTTTGGTGGTACTACTGAAGGAACATTCATAGTTCCATCAGGTGATGTTGTATATGTTGAAAAAAATTATACTGATACTTTAGAAGGTAGTGGTGATGTACTGGCAACAAAAACTGCTTATTCTTCTATGATGAAATTTGTAAGTGCTGCTGGTTCTTCTAGTCCAACATATACTTATTCAGTATCTCCAACTAATGTAGACGAAGGTGGTAATTTTACAACTACTATTACAACTACTAACGTAGATGATAATACTACTCTTTATTGGTCACTATCAGGAACTAATGTAACTTCTGCTGATTTCTCTTCAGGAGCATTAACAGGATCAGTTACTATATCAAATAATTCTGCTAGTTTTTCTCATACTGTTGCTAGTGATACTTTAACTGAAGGTACAGAATATGTTGCTGTTAAATTATTTACAGATTCAAATAGAACAGAACAGGTAGGTAATACAGTAACTGTTAATCTTGCTGATACATCTACAACACCAGTAAATATTGGTAATTCTGTTTACTTTGATGGGAGTGGTTTTTTGTCTGTACCTGCTAGTAACGGTTTTAGTTTTGGACTAGGCGACTTTACCGTAGAAGCATTTATTTACAGAGAGCAAGCACTCTTTTTATACGATCATCTGACTGCTTTAGGAAATTTCACGATCTTTTCTTATGCTAATGGTGATATTCGGGTATGGAATAATCAGATGTTAGTTTCTAATGTAAATCCTGGAAACAATACATGGTTTCACTTAGCAGTTACAAGACAAGCTGGAACTTTAAAGTTCTATATTGATGGAGTTAAATCATCAACAGAACAGGACTGGTCCAGTTACAATATTGGAGCAAGTGGTGGAACAATGCCAGCTGGTGTAAATATTGGAAAAAGTGGTTATGGGGAATATGGTAAGTTTTACTGTTCAAACCTCCGTGTTATAAAAGGAACAGCAATTTATACATCTAACTTTACCCCACCTACATCAGCACTTACAAATATAAGTGGTACTGTGCTTTTATGTTGTCAATCATCTACTTCTACTACTGCTGCTACTGTAAGTCCTGGATCTATTACTACTAATGGTAATCCAACAGCTCAAACATTTGGTCCTTTCACATAAATTAGGTCCAATCTAAATAACTCTATAGTGTAAGTAAGAGTAATGTCAAGAACTTTGATTAAGGGGTCTGAAGCAGCAAGTCCAACATCTAAAGGAGCATCTAGTACATTTGGAAATGCTACAGTTGTAAGACTTGTTAATACTGATACAAGTGCTCATCTAGTATATGTTTGCGAAAGTGCTAATGGAGATACTCTTGGTTCATTTACTATGCCAGCAGGTTCAGTTGAATTCTTAGAGAAAGATAGTCAACATACTGTATATGCTGCAAACGCTGCAGTAAAAGGAGCATCAGCAGGATTTACTGATTAGTAAGTAATTTTCTTTTATTATGGCAGAAGTATATCTAGGTAATCCTAACCTTAAGAAGGCGAATACCCCTATAGAATTCTCGGAAGAAAATATTCGAGAATTTTTAAAGTGTAAAGAAGATCCCGTATATTTTACTAGAAATTATATAAAGATTGTTTCTCTTGATGAAGGATTAGTTCCCTTTAACATGTATGACTTCCAAGAGAAGTTAATTAATAGATTCCACGAGAATAGATTTAATATCTGTAAGATGCCTCGGCAAACAGGTAAATCTACCACTTGTATATCTTATCTTCTACACTATGCAGTTTTCAACGATAATGTCAACATTGCTGTTCTGGCAAACAAAGCGTCCACGGCTAGAGATCTACTTGGTAGATTGCAACTTGCATATGAAAATCTACCTCGGTGGATGCAACAAGGGATAATCTCTTGGAATAAAGGTTCTTTGGAATTAGAAAATGGATCTAAAATATCGGCAAACTCTACTTCTTCCTCTGCTGTTCGTGGTGGATCTTATAATGTCATATTTTTGGATGAGTTCGCATTCATCCCGAATCACATTGCTGATGATTTCTTTGCTTCCGTTTATCCAACTATTACTTCTGGACAAAGTACTAAAGTAATTATCGTTTCTACCCCAAGAGGTATGAATCATTTCTATCGTATGTGGCACGATAGTGAAAAGGGGAAAAGTGAATATGTAGCAACTGATGTTCATTGGAGTGAAGTTCCTGGTAGAGATGATGAATGGAAAGAGCAAACGATTGCAAACACATCAGAGCAACAGTTTAAGATTGAGTTTGAGTGTGAGTTTTTAGGATCTGTTAATACTCTTATTAATGCAGCGAAACTCAAAAATCTTGTATATGATGCACCAAAGACAAGAAACGCTGGACTTGATATTTACGAAGATCCAAAACCAGAACATAATTATATAATGACAGTTGACGTTGCCAGAGGACTTGGTAATGATTATTCTGCATTCATAGTTTTTGATACGACAGAGTTTCCTTATAGAGTAGTTGCTAAGTATAGGAATAATGAAATTAAACCTATGCTATTTCCAAATATAATTTTGGATGTAGCAAAGGGATATAATCAAGCATATTTGTTAATAGAAGTAAATGATATTGGGGATCAGGTTGCAAGTATTCTTCAATATGATCTTGAGTATGAGAATGTTTTGATGGCATCTATGAGAGGTAGAGCAGGTCAAATAGTTGGACAAGGTTTCTCTGGTAAGAAAACTCAACTTGGTGTCAGAATGACATCTGCAGTTAAGAAGTTAGGATGCTCCAATCTTAAGACGATGATGGAGGATGATAAACTCCTTACTTGCGATTATGAAATTATTTCAGAACTAACAACATTTGCACAGAAGCATAATTCATTTGAAGCAGAGGAAGGGTGTAATGATGACCTTGCTATGTGTCTTGTCATATTTGCTTGGTTAGTTGCACAAGAATATTTTAAAGAGATGTCTGATAATGACATTCGTAAGAGAATATATGAAGAGCAGAAAAATCAGATAGAACAAGATATGGCTCCATTTGGGTTTGTTCAGGATGGTCTTAATGATATGGGAAGTTTTACTGATAAAGATGGAGATACATGGCATACAGATGAGTATGGAGACCGTTCATACATGTGGGACTACATGTAAAGATACTAAACAATAAATAATCATAGGAAAAATCTGAGATTCGGA